GTTCTTCTCCACAATATATAATTTTTTTAATACAATGCATAGGGGAACATGTATACTCTAAAATATCAGGATAACCAATTATATATTCAAAATCATTAAGAATATGTGATTCTGATTTTTTAGTAGGTAAATCAGTAAGGAAATTCTCTTTAAAAATAACTAATTCTTTACTGTCGTAATTTATTTTAATATTTGATGTTTCTTCTACGTATCTTTCATCTTTAATGAAATGCAATATATCTAATATATTGTTAGATCCGCATAATGATATAACATACTCTATTAGTTTATTATGAAGTTTATTTTCGTAGAAGAACGTTAATTTAGTTATATCATTATAACTGACCATTTATAGGAGTAATTACATCATATGTAGAAAATCTCCATTTAACAGCTACAGAACCAATTTCGCTGTCTCCGGAATACTCAGCTACATTTGTATCAATAATATTATATGGAATACAATCTCTATATTTATAGATCTTACGAACAACAGGAGAACCACCAGATTGACCGAATAGTGTTGATTTAAGAGTAGCGCGAGTAGTTAATTGTTCTTTTGCAATAAAAAAGACGTCAAGATTTGTTGTTAGATCTAAATCATCAAAATTTCCATGTACGCTGTATAATTGTATCCACGGTCTTATAATAGTATCTACAAAACTTATATTAGCTTCAGAGAATTGAATATCTAAATCATTATCAGGATACTCTTTTTGATCCATAAAAGGCCCAACTGGTAGTAAACCGTTAGGGTATTCACTACCTCTATTATTAACTCCTAATGTTTCAGCTGTTAAATCTATACCAGTTGCTAGATACATATACTCGTTACCAGAAATATATTTCTCATACACACTTTTTGCTTTATCAATACCTGGAGAGTTCTTCGTAATACCTAGATTATTTTGATTTTGATCAGTGAGGGCTGCTGGTAAGCTGTACAATTTAACTAGAAAAAAGTTCTTAGCAGCAGGAAAAGTAGAGAAATCTTGTAATAATTCAAAGAAAGATTCTCTTAGGTTTCTTTTTTCAAGAGACGGTAAAGTAACGTTAGAGCCCCCGGGGGAGCTTGCTAGTAAATCAAATAAACCCATTTAAAGTATTTAGGGTAATTAACCTAATACTGCACCAGCTAATTTACCAATTGAGTTAACTGCTGTGTTTAATTCATTGTCTCTTCTGAAGAATTGATAAGCCATAGTAATGGTTTGTGTTGCAACTTCACCACTGCCTGACATTGTATATCCAATATCTCCACAATCGACTGGGAATACACCAAATAACTTATAAGTACGTAATGGCTCAAACTTAGTATCAAGTTGAACTAAAGTAATGGTGCTATTGTTGTGAATAACACCATCACCAGTTGTTGTCTCATCGTTAAATGTTTCAGTAATCCAGTTCTCCATTTGAACTCGAGTATTAGTAGTAGCATCACAGTAGAAGTCTATACCAAACGCATCACTGTTATTATAAGATACTGTACCAGGTATACGGAAGGTAAACCCGTTATATGGTACCTCTTTAGGTGAGATTTGCTTTCCTGGAAGTGTCGCTGTTGTTGCATACACTAGGTCGTCCTCCGTAAAAACAGGTACACCTTTGTTAGAGACGTCTAATACACGAAACTGAAAGTCACGTGCAAAGTCTCTCGTTTGAGCTACCTTATAAAAGTCTTGAATTGTTTGTTTAATATCAGCCATGATGTTATAATTATTTAGGGTTTACTTATTATTATTGACCTACTATCTCCTCGAAATTAACATCTGTGTTAACAGCGTAGAAGTTAACTAATATAAACTCTGCAGCGCGAACTGGTTTTAAGTAGATGTCTACTCTTAACTCGTTCTGGTCAATAACACTAGCAGGATTATTCCTGTCATCACAAACAATAAGGTAATCATAAACACCTTCTGTTTGCTTACAGTTTTCAAATATAGGTGTTAACGTATTAACAACCTTATTTCTTGTCAAGAACGTATTAGGTTCAAAGACAAAGAATTTCAATGTCTCTCGCGTTCTTTTTTCTAAATCGAGGAACAATCGACGAACATTAACTCGATCAAATGCCGTTGGTTTTCTTTGTAAGGTCTTCTGACCAAATACAACAATACCTTCAGCAGGGAATTGTGTAACAGGGTTAATCGCAATCCTGTATAATTGATCTCTCTGACGTTGAGTTGGACTTATTGCAATATCATTTACTCCTGATACAACTCCGCGATTAAAACCAGCTGGGGCATACCATGGTGCAAAGTTTGCATCATTATTAGCATAAATTTTAGCAGCAACACCTGAGAATGGAATCCATATTTGAGAATCACTTGTACCATCATAAACTTTAGCCCAGTTACCATAAGTAGTAGCAAAGTTACTAGACGCAAAACCAAATTGATGTCTTAATGGCCAATAAACGTGTTGACTAAAGTTCTTACTCTTATCATCAAGCACCTTACCACCTTTTCCTTGAACTACTAATGGTTTTAATACATCAGCAACAAATATATGATCTTTTCTTGTTGTTCTAGCGAATGTTTCAAACTTATTAAAAATAGTTCTATAATTATCTCTGAGAGATATTTGAGTGCTACCTGTCATGCTATCGCTTGTCTGGTAAAAACCAGTAGCGTTAGCAGTACCTTCTACATCAACAAATGCTGTATCATCATATGAACCATTTGTTTGAGCTGTTCCAACTGCAAATATTGTACCTAAACCTGCTTCAATCGAAACATCAATTGGTAATAAATCTACATTGCTTGCTACGTTAAATATTCTATCTAATTTATCAGGAATACTTCCAATATTTTTAGTTTGATTATTATTAACATCACTAAACACCCCTAAACTAACTAAACCAGGTGTTTCACTAAACCCTGTTGCAGATGAACCTGTTACTACTTTTTCTAATACAGCAGCATTAAAATTAGATTTTTTCATTGTACGTACAAACTTACTTGGAGCATCTCCTGCTGTAGCTGTCCAATCTCCTGTATGTTTACTAATATACGGGTTTATTAAAAATTGAATATTAGGGGAACTATCTTCTGCGTTACCTAGATAAAAGCTCTTTCTTTCTCCACCGTTTTCATTTTGAATTTTACGGAAAGAGTTTAAAGAACCAGAATAACCTTCCGCAAGGAAATTAGTTAATTGTAAGTCAGTATTTGAAAACGGTGTAATACGTACTTTAAATAAACCAAGAGAAAGGGTATCAATAAATTCACCACCATCTAGGTCGAATTTAGAGACATTTTCAAGGGCTTTACTAACACTATCTTTCTCTGAAGCATCAGTAGAACTAAGTGCAAAATCAAATCTCGATGTAGGTATTGTTGTAAAGCTCCCAGGAGCTGTAGTAGCTGAAGATGTAGTGACTGTTTTAATTTGACTAACTACATCATAGTTAGAAGATGGTGACAAATTGCTATTATCAGTTACACCAACATAATAACCTTCAAAACTATTATTTGTGGAGACTTTAGCTTTATTCAAAACAACTATACCAGCACTACCTAAATTACTTTTAGTTAATGCTGTAGTACCTGGAGTATTAGACCATGTAAAGTCTTCGTTAGCAGCTGCTAAATACTCTGCTCTAGTTAATTCAACTTGAGTTGGGTTACCAATAATATAATAATTGGCAGCAGATAGAGAAGTAGGACCAGCTTCTCCATATGCAGATAAACCAACACCAGCAACAAAAGTATCACCAGAAATAGTACCTAAAGTAGTAGCGTTTGAGCTTGAAAGAGTAACAATACCGCTTCCATGGTGATTTGATTCATCAGTAGAGATATTTGTATATTTTATTTCTCCGTTAGTGTCTTGAGTTACAATTTCAACACTTACATGTGCATTCGCTCCAGCTCCTAGATTACCAGCTCCCATCATACCAGTTCCTGATTCAAAGTCAAATTTTATTGTGTTGTTAGTAATAGCAGTAATAGGAGTTACATTTGCAGTAGAAACAGGATAAACTAATGCACTATATTTCTCTGTGCTAGTACCATCACTAGCACCATATGGTAATCTTGATACTAATACATTTGCGTCGCTTTGAAAAACTTGCTTAGTAGAGTGATAAAAATACCTCTCAGCTGCATTTGTAGGTTTTCCGTAAATTTCTTCAAATTCTGCAAAGGTACCAACGTTAAAAATTTCATCTGTAGGTCCTTGGTTTGAGAATCCCGCAATGAATACGCTTGTCCCTAGTGCAGCCGCTGGCCGCTGGGATAAGTCAATTTCCCTAATTTCTACTCCTGGTGATTGAATTGTTCGTCTACTCATAGTATACCTTTAGAATTATTTATTGATTTCCAGCTTAATAAATTAGTTGAATTGTTAAAATAGGTACTATAATATAAATACATGAAGGGAATTATCTTAGCTGGTGGAACTGGATCTCGAGTATATCCGAGCACTAAAACTATTTCTAAGCAACTATTACCTGTTTATGATAAACCTACAATTTATTATCCGTTAACTACTCTAATAAAATTAGGTATAACTGATGTAATGATTATTACAAACGGTTTAAGTTATCCATCTTTATTAACTCTTTTCAATCAAGCAGATGGACAAAAAAACCCATATCTCGGTATTAATTTTACTTATAAGGTACAAGTATCTCCGAAAGGTATTGCTGAGGCTCTTATTATAGCAGAAAAATGGCAGGGGAATGATGATGTTTGTTTAATTTTAGGGGATAATATTTTTACTGGTATTAAGAAACCTAATATAAAATACGGAGCTGGAGTA